AGGCAGTACTACTAGAACACTTACTTCTGATATTGTAATTAAGCCAAGTCAAGGACACCAGTTTAGATATAATGGTACTAATGGAGCCGACCTATTTAGTGGCTTTAATGATAAAGGAAGAGTAATGTATGCTAAAGTAGCCGAAGTCGTTGGTGGTGGCTCTAGCGCAGATATAGATATAGCCGTGACTTCTGCTACTAATCCCTTATTTGCAACCCAAGAATTATTTATTAGGGGCGAACTTGCTAATGCACCTGCTTTTGATACGGGAACATCTTTTATTTCTCTTGGGACTATACATTCGGTTACTGGTACTGACATAGAGATGAGTAGCGCAACGCCAGCGATGAACGGGGGTACTGACCTATATGTTGCTTCTTACCAACATGCGGCGTATATAGACCAAATGTTTCATGTAGGTTGTGTTTTTAATAATAAAAGTAAAAAAATAGGATTATATCTTAATGGCCTACTAATTAAAGAAGATACTCACACAGAAAGTGGTGATTTTTCTTTTGCTAGAACGGACACCTATATAGGTTCTAACGGATTAAATGATATGACGGTAAGTGGAATAAGCGATAAAAATTCTGGAGGAAATGCTTCAGGACAAGATGCGGCCACAACATGTAAGCAATTTATGGGTGAATTTCATGAATTAGCAATTATGGGAAAAACTACAAATTTTAATGAAATAGACAATCTTATGCCTAACTTTAATGATACCTTACTTTATTTGCAATTTGAAGAGGTGGATTTATGAGTCGTATTTTTGCAGAAGGTAGTGGAGCAGTTAAAGAAATAGTGGAAAGTGTCAACACTAACGCTAATGGAGTTGCGGCTGCAAATAACATCTTAACAAATGTTGATGGAACTTATTATATTGGCATGGGAGTTACAGGAACAGGCATTCCTGACAATACATATATTACTGCTACTAACTTAGGTTCAAACCAAGTTACTATTTCTAATGCCGCTACTACTACTGCTACCACAGATGTAACATTTAACAAAACTAATTATGATACTGCTACTAATCCCAGATTCAAAACATTTGGAGCATATTCTGGAAGTGAAAGATTATACACTCTTGTTTATGAACAACCGCCTAATGGTAGCGCAGAAACATTTGTTCAACAATTACAAGGTTCGGATAGTGCAGATACAGAATATTCTAGTTTAGAAACAACAGAAGGATATAAAATAGTATCTTATGATTTTAATACGGGTGTTGGTTTAGAATTATCTATGGATGCTAACTATGATTACTTTGTATTGGTTAATTCTGACGATTATACTAAACATCATTTTGCTAAAATAACTGATACTATTACAGAAAATAATACTAACTATTTAGGTAATATAGAAAACACTGTTGTAGGTTTTGAATTTGAACCAAAATTAGGAAATGAAATAGAAAGAAACACTAAATTTATGGTTTTTAGAGGGCCACCAAAGACTAATAATCTAAGAAGTTGTAAATTATTAGCAGTTTCAGCAGGTATTAAAGTAAATTTACAAAACGACTTAGTTTGTGCAAGTCCGTTGTTTTATTTCTTTAACGATAACCTAGATAAAGATAATGAATTAGACCACAATACTAAATATTTTATGGAGTTTATTGGAGCAAATGCTACAACAATAACCCCAAATTTATCTAATACTTTGGTTACTGTAAGTGATAATAAAGGAAGTATTAAAGATTATAGTAAATATACACATGTAATAAAAGTAGTTGATAATCTTAAACAATTTGATTATCCTTCTTATGCTGAAGCGAGTAATCTTCCCTATTCTTTGCCTAATGAGTGGAATGGTGGAAATGATTATGGTAGGAATTTTCCAGCAGTTTTTACAGATTACAACGATTGTTTTCCCAATGCAAGAAGAGATAGTGATTTAGACATTTCTTCTCATGTTGCAGATTTTTCTGCCGGTCAATCAGCACAGGTATTTACAGGGCCGATTAGATATGTTCATTACGACTTTTCACCCACAAGAGCAAATAAAATTTACAATGTTTTTGATTTAAATGTATTAGATTCTTCTGATAATAGAGGCTCTTATTTTGACTGTAAGATGGTGGATAATAAAAATATGTTAGATTCTAAAATTAAAAAATTTGAAAAAATTAGAATTAGACATAGATTACATAAAGGTAAGTTTAATGATTGGTTTGCACTAAAAGCAAAAATAAAATCTTCTTTAGGTTCAAATGAATATAGATTTACTACTGAATATGATTTAAGTACTATGTTTAATGTAGGAGATGAAGTTAAAATAGGAACAGCAACCGATTCTCCTATTCTAATTATTGAAACAATAGATGCTATTAATAATTTCGGCACTACTGGAAAAGAACAAGACATTATGTTTAGAGCAGTAAGTCGAACAGGCACAGGGGTAGCATCAGGATTATTTGCTAGTACAGGTTATACTTTACCGGAGGGCGATGTTATTTACAGAAGGGCTTGGAATACCACAGATAAGACCTTGTTAACTACATTTGATATATTAGAAAATAGAAATAATAATTTATATGTTAAATTAATATCAAGCCATTTTGGTTTCTTAGAAGCAACTGTTACTGCGACTGATAAAAACAAACAGATGTTAACTTTAGATTTTCCTACAACTAGCCAAAGCAGTACTTTATGTGCATTAGATTACATGGAAGGTTCTTATTACATAGAAGTGGAAAAATTCTCAGGTGCTATTGAAAAAATAACTAAAACTAAAGAGAACGGACAAACTATACTTACGATTTCTGGAAGGTCTGAAATTAGACAATTATTAGGGCCAATTATAAATAAAAATACATTACACTCAGAAGATATTATTTATTCCACAAGTAGTCCTTTTGAAAGATTAGGTAATGTTCCTAAAAATTCAGCCCAAGCAACAACAGTCGTTTGTACTTTTGATAGTAAAGTAGTAAGTTACGGCACATCACACGGTTTAGCGGTAGGCGACCATATTTACACTAAGCATAATTCACACGGCACTATTTCATATATCGGTGAAGTGGCCTCTTTGGGAGAAGCGGATGGTAGCAACGCTAGTACGGCAGTTAGTCTAAAAGAGTTTTCTTTAGCACAAAGTAGCACTAATCCAAGTGATGACGATTTGGGATTAGTAGCATTAACAAATTATTATGTTTTTAATAAAGCACTTTCTTCAAATACAGCGATTGATTCAGCCGCAACATTATCTGGTGCTTCGACAAAAGGACTTTATTTCCAAAATGGAAGAAAGATATTATCTGATGGTTCAGAAAGCACCGCACTAAGAGGTGCAAGTTGTAGCACTAATCCTAACGCAATAGGTTATTACATAAGTGACCCCGATTCGATTTTATCTGATGCTAAATTTCAAACAAGGCTCGATGATAATGCTAATGGAACGACTACTTCGACAGATAAAACTTATGAGGATTTTGATACAATAAATACATTATTAGATTTTACCGTGTTAGATTCACAGACAGATAACCAAAGAACAGTAGTTACTTTAGCCCCATACTTACCTTTAACTTTAGGAAGGGTGGATATTAATTATGCTAACACAAAAGACACTACATTCAATGCTACTACTCTAGGAACAATTGCTTCTATCACTACTAATGGTAATGGATTTAGTACTATTAGTGTAGGTACTTCTAGTTATAATGCTTTAAGCGGGACAGACCCTTTAAAATATCATGGTGAGCCTATTTATGCCGATGACACTTTCATAGGAAGAATGGTTTTTGCTAAATTTAAGATGGATAACAGTCATTGTGAAATACATTTAGATGCTAATGTTTCTTCTGATATTATAGGTAAAACAGTTAAAACAATTTCAGCAACAGGAAACTTCGGCGAAACTACCAAACAAACACATGAATTGAATCTGTTAAATGGGGGTCACCTTCATGGAGGAAAAACAATAGGTCTGCTTCATCCAATGTATAAGAGCCTTCATACTAATGCAACAGGTAAAAATGAAGTGACTCTAATGAACTATTTATTTAATTATAAAAATGCAAGTAATGGAATAAATCAAGCAAGCGATGATATAGAGTCTGTTACTTATATTGAAAAATATGGCGCACCACTGTATAGAATATACAATTTAGAAAAGGGTAATCATAATAGAGTCGGAAATCCGATAGGAATAGCCGGTGGCGGCAAAGATACAAATTTTCCCCTTAGCAGATATTATACAGAAATTCTTAGTAAAGTTCCTTTTTATGCTTCATCGTACAAGATAAACTTTGGAAAAACAATAGATGCTCAAGGAGGGCCGGTAGTTTATAATAGTCATATAACAGGTGTGGGTAAAACAGATAAAAATGCTAATAATCACATTTTGCCAGAATCAAGAGGATTAACTAATGTTTTAGGCTCAAGATTTTTTGATACAATTACTAGGCATAAAAACGCAAATCGAACAAATGTTATTTATAATGGCGATATATCAAAAGACGGGCATTTTGGTAATGCTTTCATTTCAAAGGCTTTCCTTTATCAAATAGACCCTAAAGTAAATAGAATGTTTTTGTTTGCTAATTCGGATAGAGAACCTTATTCGGCTAAAAGACATGATAGTTTAATGTTAGCAGGTAAAGATATTACTAATTACAATTTCTTTGGTTTAAGTAAACCTACACTAACAACTCTTTCAGAAACAAAAGAATCTTCAATGGGTTTAACAAATACTCTTAATTTAACAGACGATGATTATGCTTCTTCAGGAATAGTTTCTTCAAGTAAGACCCTTTCTAGTTTAAGTCGTTTTTCTTTAATGAGATTAACAGAAGTAGTTATAGATTGGGCTTTTAATCAAATCGACCCTGAAAATATAGTTTCTTCAGATAGAGTTATGCCTTACTTTACTTATTCTTCTTATGATTGGACTTTATTGACAGGCGGTTCGGGCTATTGGCAAAGTAGCACAAACGACCAAGTTGAACTTGCTGATTATTCCGGTGCTACTTTAACTGCTGATGCAGACTTAACAGGTTTAGGTTTAGTGGCAAATGATATAATTGCTGACTCTAATGGAAGAATAATAGGTTTAGTCCAAAGTGTAGGAGGAACAGGTAATACAGTAATTACATTTCAACAAGATGCGAAAAAAACTAATCAGAACGCTTATTTTGTCGGTGATTTGTATAGAATAAAAGCGTTAAAACAAACAGCCTTCGATTTTCCTACTGAAAATTCTGCTAGAATACTAGGTCGTGGTAAAAAAGAAAGTGCTATGCCGGATGGTGCGGGCGACATTCATATGTTAAAGTCAATTGTGGTAAACGATGTTGATGAATACGGAAAATCCGGTTCAGAGTGGCATGATTACCATAGTCATACTTTATCTGCGGGAGCGAGGGACTACCATGAATTGAATACAATGCTGCCTATTTTCGTGTGGTTAGTTAATGTAAATGAAAATCAAAGCGGAAGTTCGGCTGATGCCGATATTATTAGTGGTTCCGGACATAGCAAACACCCATTCACTTTATTTGCGAATATAGACAATATGGACTTAAATACCGACATTTACACTATTAATGTTGAAAGCGCACTATACAACGGTTTTCTTCCTTTATTTTTAGATGATTTCGATATTGAAAATGGAGGTGGAGAAAAACAAAATCCAGCAGAAAAGGGTATGGTTGGGCAACCTATTACTTCCACTACTAAGTATGAAATTGATGGAGGACTTTCAAATCGTGATAAGGGTCTATTTGGAATGAAAACATTCTTGAATTACGCTCACTTTGATAGTTCTAGTAATGCTGGAAACGCTACAACAGGAAAACATGATTCAACCGATAAAGAAACTGCTCAAGGAGTTATGTTAAGTTTCAAACCTAGATTATATTTTGATGAAACAGGTTCGGCAATTGATTCAGCCGGAGGCAGGGAATTTTTCCATTATATTATAGATGTTGATGCTGATAAAACAGTAAATCATTTTGATGATGCAGACGCAGATGATTTAGCGCAGTTTTCAGGTGATTGGAAAAACTCCCATTCTAAAAAATCTAATGTTAATAGAATGAGTCTTAGGCACATGAATGACTTAACAGGGTGTTATTTGGTTTCTGAAAAAGGTAAATATTTTGAAGAAGGTGCAGTTGTAACAAATAACCTAGAAGTTGCTACTCCAATATCTTTAGATGAAGTTTCTCCTACCACAATAGCATATGTTGTTTCTCACGAAGTTGAAACTACTAACACTAATTTAAGACATAACATAATTACTGATAAAGCACTACCTAATGGGTTTTATAGAATAATGCAACCTAATCACACTTGTTTTTATGACTTTTCTCCCAAAGAAATAGTGCTTAATACTTTATCTTCAAAATATACAAAGAGAACGGGGGAAAATGCTTGTTATGAAAATATTAATTCTTACATAACAACAGGAGAAAGGGCCCCTAGACAAGTAGGTGATTTCAAAAATACAGGTGGTAACGAAGCCGCATTATCTATGTATGTTGTTGCTGATATTGATAAACAAAGCAGTAATGGTAGTCATATAGTATTAAGAGAAGGAAATCATTTTGAAGGTATTTTAGATACAGAAAGTTATGATATGTGCGTAGCAGATGGAAATACTCATTTTAGAACTATGTTACAGTACATAGATGTTGGTTTAGATGTAGGACACACGCTTAAATTTTCAGAAATGAAAGAGCAGTTAGGAGTTGTTTCTATTTCAGAAGTGTTTGATTTAACTTTAAGTACATCAATAGATATAGACTTAGAAAGAGGACTGATAGGAAGTTCTGTTACTATCGCCAATGAAGCCGAAGATTTAATTAATGAATTATTAGAAGAACAGGGAATTGTATTTGAAAATACTTCTCCTGAATATCCTGTATTTCTCGCCCCTAATTATCAAGGAGTGGACTTATTCTCAGCAATACATTTTTTATTAAATCAAAAAGAAAAAACTATATTCCATGATAATAATATATTTAAAATAAAACAAAAAGAGGATTCTTTCTTTGATACTGGTATTTTAATTACTGATAGTTCTGATGTGGAACTATATGATTATGAAAGAAAAGAAGATTTGTTTGACCTTAAAAATGAAATTGCAGTATATGGGTCTAAACATAAAGCAGTTAGAAGTAATTTTACTAGTATTGAGGAAGATGGAAAAAAATCTCTAGAAATATACGATGAAAAATTAACTACTCAAGACGAAGTTAATTTAAGAGCAGACGAAGAATTAGCCCTCCATACATCTTTAAATGAAAGTATAACAATAGAAGTAGGCCATAAACATTTATCGCAAGTTCTAGCAGGTGACTTAATCGAATTAGAAATAGCAAGAGATAATATAGAAAGAAATAAATATAAAATAATTCAAAATGAACACTTATTAACAGGAAATATGAGATTACAATTAGGAAGATATAATAAATTATTAGAAGATAGATTTGCAGAATTGGCTATTGAAGCCAGAGAATTAAGGAATGCTATTAGAGATTCACGGTTTGATGAAAGCACAACTGGCATTACTATGTTTGGTAAGGTAAAAATAAAACCTATTAGATTAGTAATTAGAGAAAGAGGTAGTAGTGGTGGTGCGCCTTTAGGATTCGGGACACCCCTAAATACTAGCACTAGGCCATTAGGACATGAGGAAGGCATGGGCGTTACTCACACAACATTATTGGAGGAAGAATATTGATAACTGATAAGTTCAAATCCCTTATGGCAGACCAATTAGTTACCTTACTAACTAACGCAAGGGTAGGACAAGGTGGTAATTCAACTAGTCCCGCCGCCACAGATTTAGATGTTGATATTGGGGCGGCTGATGGAGCCTATACTAAATCCGCTATTAAATCAGAATCAACAAATACTGTTGAATACAGTTTAAGAATTGCTGGTTCTAATACTAATTTAACGGGTAAAAGTATTAGGGAAGCGGCTTTTTTTGATTCAAATGACAACATGCTTGCTAGATTACACTTTACGGCAATTGGGCCGATAGCAAATACAAGCGATTTAGAAATATTTTTTATATTAGAGGTGGAATAACATGGGAGCAATAAACAATCCGCATTTTTACAGCACTACATCAGGAACAACGCCGACTACTTGGATAACAGACGATATAGATTAT